GCGATGATCGCCTGAGAAAGTTGGCACCCCTATGCAACGTTATCAACGCAAACAGCGCCGCACCCTCGATGCTCATATCGTCATCGTCGCCCAGCACCCGGTCGTCGTCGGCATGCGCCAGACCTGGGACGGGCATATCAAGCCCGTCATTGCCATGGCCGAGACGGGCCAGATCTACGTCATTGAGCGCGTCGAGGACGCCAATGGCACCCACCAGGAGTTCTCGCTCTGGGACCGCAAAGACTTCCAGGCGGAATTCCAGCCGCAGGACGAGGACGAAGATCAGTATGTCGTGCCGCGTCGCGGTGCCGCCATCACCCGTCCACTGCCGGTGCCCGATCGTCGTCATGAGCAGACGGTCGCGATCCCCGCATTTCGCCCACACCCTGGCTATGGTTTCTAGTCTGATCGATTTAGCGCGTAATGAGGTCCATCCATGAGCCGTCGCTCTCGCCGTCCCCGCCAATCGAATACGACCCGTGCGACGGTGCCCAACGGATCACTGCCACGTCCGATCCAGGCGGGATCGATCAACCCAGGCAACGCCGCTGGCGGGATGAACACCGCTCCTGTCACATCCTACCAGCCCAAGAACGCGGCGCCAGGCTACACCCTCTTCTCCCCTGGCGATCCGATCCGCCCGATCCCCGGCCTGGATGACGGCTACGGTGGCCCACGCCAATGGGCGTACCCGGTCGGCGGGAATATTTACACCCAGCCACGGGCCAATGAGTCGGTCGGCTTCAGCCAGTTGCGCAACGTCGCGGCACTGGCATATGGCGTGCAACTCTGCGAGCGGGTGATCTTTCGCATCATCCAACGGCTCGAGATCGCCATCACCCCCAAGGTCCAGTATCTCGACACCGCCGACGATGCCTCCAAACCCCAATGGACCGAACCCGCGAAATACATGCAGGAGTGGATGCAGGAACCCGATCACCGTGGCACCGATCTGAACGACTGGCTGGTGGCGGCGACCCGTGACCTGCTGGAGATCGACGCGCTGGGCATCTACCATCGCCCCACCCGCAACGGCAATCTCTACGGCCTGGAACTGGTCGCGGGTGACACGATCGCCATCCGCTACGACGCGGGTGGGCGCATCGCCCTGCCCCCCGCCCCCGCCTTCCAGCAGGTCGTGTATGGCTCGCCCGGGTTGCTCTTCAGTAGCAACGAGATGGACTACATCAAAGAGATCCATCGCACCGACAACCTGTATGGTGTCTCACCCGTCGAGTCGGTCTTGCTGACGGTCAATCAGGCGCTCCGCAAACAGAGCTATGACCTGCGCCGCTACACCGACGGTGCGACGCCCACCGGTGTCTTGCAGACCAGCAACGCCGCCTTGTTCAACTTGACCGCCGAGCAGATCCAGGGCTTCGAGATGATGTGGAACGCGATCCTGGCGGGCAACGACCAACTCCGGCATCGCACCAAGGTGGTGCCTCCCGGTTTCACGTTCCAATCGCTGCAAGAGAACGCGATCGCCACCGACTTCGACCGTTGGCTGCTCAACATCATCGTCGCGGCGTTCGGCCTGACGATGGATGAGATCGCCATGACCGAGACCAGCAATCGCAGCGTCGGCGAGAGCCAGGAGCACGTCATCTATCGCAACGCCGTGCAGCCGCGCACCGCGCTGCTGGCGCGTTACCTGACACGCAAGGTGATCGCCCGCTACGATGGCATGCCACTGTCGGCGACCAACGCCACCGTCAGTCGCGCCAAGGCTCCGACCAAGGCCAAGCTAGGCACATGGGACAGGCGCTATCAGGTCGAATGGCGTGGCATCGACGAGCCGGAGGACCTCAACGCCAAGATCACGGCGGCGGGCCAGCTCGTCGACAAGGGCATCATGGGACGCACCGAGGCCAAGCGTTGGCTGGGGCTACCCATCGCTCCCAACGAGCCGGAGATCCCCGCCGCGACCGCCGTGCAAGGCGGCGTCGAGGGGGTCGTCTTCTGGGAGGATGCCGTCGATCAACGTGGCCTAGTCAAACAACAGTTGCAGACGAAGGTTGATACGGCGACAGCGACACTTAAGATCAGTACCGATCAGGGCAAGCAACTCGACGACCAATTGCAGCAAAATGCGGCACAAGCGGCGAGCGATGTGCCGCCCGACGATAGCGCCGATCCGTCAGATGATGCCAGCACCAACGACGCCGACGCGACGAGTGACGACTCCGATAGCGCCGCAACGAAGAAAACGAGCCGCACGGCGGTCGCTGACGAGTGGCGGCGCTATCGGGATGTGGCGCTGCGAGCCGTCAAGCGTGGCCAGCCCGTGAAGCCCTTCATCAGCACGATCCTGCCCCACGATGAACACGCAGTGGTCGCACAGCACCTGCTGTCTGCCAGCACTCCAGAAGAGGTTCGTACCGTGTTTAGCGCCGCACGCACAGCGCCATCGCCAGCCGCTCCTGATGCCATCAAGCACACGGGGTGCATGGTCGCCCTCTATCTGCCCTCATCCCTAGGCCAGCAGGTAGCGATCCCCGGTGGTGAGCCGATCAGCGATCTGCATATCACACTGGCCTTCCTCGGCGATACGACCGAGGTGGACATCGACCACGACGCGCTCACGGCGTGCGTGGCGCTCTGGGCACAATCTCAGTCGCCGATACCCATCGACATCGCGGGGCTGGGACGCTTCACGGGGGATGGTGTGGTCTCGCCGATCTATGCCACCGTTGCCAGTGATGATCTGATGGCGGCACGCAGCACACTCGTCACGGCACTCGCCGCAGCGGGTTTCACAATCTCACGGGACTATGCCTACACGCCGCACGTGACCTTGCTCTATCTGAACGCCGATGACCCCATGCCCGACCTGCGGCTACCCCCGCTGCACACGACGATCGGCCAGGTCACGGTGGCCTATGGCGGCGATCTGACGACCTATCCGCTCAGTGCTGGTCAGACGCCCCCTGTGCCCGATGCCACTGACGCAGTCGTTGCCGAACTACGCGCATTGAAGGCGGCGATCGTGCGCGGCATGGATGGCTACCGATGAGCCGCCTGCATCCGGCGCACGCCGCCGATCTCTTGACCCGCGCCATCGCGCAGGTCGAGCGTGCCCCCGTCGCCCCGCCCCGTGCGCTGATCTACAAGGCGGGGCTGGTCGAGGGACGCTTCGCACGGGATTATGCCCTGCCGCTGTACCTCATCTGGCGATCCTATCTGCGCAGCCAGGTACCCACCCTCTCCTCCATTGAACGTGCGTTGCGGCGTGCCCAGAGCTATGGCCGCTGGTGGGCGGTGCTGCGTCTGCTCGACGCGGGGCACGCGCCACCTCAGCCGATCCCGTCACGCCTGCGGGTCTGGCCGACCAGCGCCCAACGCGCCGACCTGCCCGACGACACGACACCGATCGATGCAGGCACCGAGGGCGCGATCGACGCCAGCACGGGCGATCCACTTGATGCCCGTGCCCGCGACGCTGACGCGGCGTTCTTCGATCAGCCCTGGGTGCAAGACTATCTCATCAACGCCGACCAGGATGTCGTCTCACAAGGGGTGCCCCGCGAGGCGGCGCAACCGATCCTCGACAGCGTCGGGCGCGAGTTATCCTACTATTCCTGGCTCGAAGGATCGTTCCTCAGCGATATGCAGGTCCTGCAATTGCTCGACGGGTTCTTCAACACCCAGGCGGCGACGGCGGCGGGTCAGCAGTTCCTCGACGCGGCGGGCCTCGTCGGGTCGTTCGATCTGCACGACCCCAACACGCTCGAATATCTGCGCCGTCAGGCAGGGGCCTACATCACGGGCGTCAGCGAGCACACGCGCCAGACGGCAGCCCAGGCATTGTGGGAGGGCTTCAGCGGCACGGGCGAGGGCAAGTATCTGGCGGTGGATGGCATCGCGAAGTATCTTCAGAACCAGATGAACGCCTACCAGAACGAACTCACGGGAATGAGTGATCGGCGTGCGCGGCTGATCGCCGTCACCGAGGTTGCTCGTGCCGAGTCCTTCGGCGGCTATGTCGCGATGTTGCAAAGTGGCGTCAGTCGGGTGATCTGGATCATCACCCGTGGGGCGTGCATCATCTGTGAGGGCAATGCGGGGCAAGGGTCGATCCCGATCCTGGACGTGTTCCCCTCGGGACACCATTCTCCGCCTGCGCACCCTTGCTGTCGTTGCTCCTGCGCAGCCGAACTCCCGTCAGGGGGTGCCGCCGACGCCTTCGATCCGCGTGACTGGGCTTGGACGCCCGACCTGCGCCAGATCGATCGCATGTTCAGCGATCCGTCCTACGCCCTCTGGCCGCAGCAGGTCGTCGATCTGCGGCGCCCCGACTTCGCGCTACTCGACCGCGCTCAGGTCAGCCTCGTGCAGTGGGACGACCTGCCACGGGCGATCCGTGATGTGCTGACGCCCGACGCGCTCAACGCGATCCAGCAGCGGTTGGGCAACACGGTCGTCGTCGATGATATGATGGAACGACTGCAAGCGTTGATCGACAAGCGCGTCGTCAAGCATGCCCCGGGCGAGACGATCACCCCGCCGGAGGTTGTCAGTGGCGTGGCGGAGTTCACGCTCGACGATATCCTGGCCGTGCCCCCCGCCGAGGACCTGACGGCGATCGAGCAGCAGATCCAGGCCAATGCCGCCGATGCCGTGCGGCGCTTCCGCGAGGAGATGGGGTTGGAATGAGTGCTCTAGTGCAGCAAAACGAGGATACCATGCCAGACGATACGACCCCCGAGGATGCGCCGATCCCGCTCGACATCGCCGTCGCCGGATCAGAGGCCATCACACACTATCGCGTCCAGGTCGCCGCGTTGGTGGCGTTGGGGGACAGTGCGGAGGAAGCCAACGCCGCTGTGCTCGACCAATGGGAGTCGATCCATGCCCCCCACCTGCGGGCAATGAGCACACTCTCCGCTGAGGAGTCGATCAGCATGACGCCACTCGACACGCTGCGACTGCGCCTCGCCACCGTGCAGCGCAACATCCCCCTCTTCGACGAGCATCACCATTTCATGGGCAGTATCGGCAGTGGTACGCATCTGAGCGCACACCTCACGCATGCGTCCACGCATAGCACCGCGACGTCTCATACGGTCAGCCAGGGTGCCACCAAACAGGCAGCATCGACACAACCACGTCACGTGACATTGCCCGCTCACACCAAGATAACCAATGCGGAACAGAGTATTACCACAGATACGCTTGTTCCCATCAAACTGGGTCTCGATCACGTCCATGATCCGCTGGCGCCACCTGACGCGCATTTCCTCACTGCGCTGTATGGGAAGGCGCAATTGCCACAAGCCCTTGATCGCTTCAACCACGCAGAACTCAAGCGGACCACGCGACAACTTGGTATTGCGGCAGGCAAGAATAAAGAGCAAACCATCGAACGTATTTACGCGCATGTGACCGGGGAGCACATCACGATCCAACGCGAGGGTGCAGTGCCTCCCAAGGCCAGTCCGAGCGCACCCAAGGATCTGCGTGTCGCGAAACTGCAACTTCGCGCTCTCATGGCGGAGGCGGCGCACAAAGCCGAGCAGCAGGCGCATGCCGCGACGAAGCAACAGTTGGCCCAATTGCAGCGTGAGCACGCGAAACTTCAGGCGGAGAACGCACGGCTGACGGCCACGAAGACGGCGACGAAAGCCGCGAAGACCACGCCACCCGAGCCTGAGTCGCTCTTCGCCTTCAAAAATCTGGTGGCCCGACCCAATCTGCCGATTGGCGGACCAATCAACATGTATGCGCAGACGGTCGAGACCAATGTGCTCCATCAGCAGTATGGGACGAAGCAACTACGCCTCGCCTTGACGATGTACCTGACTCCCAGGCTTCGGCTGACCGCGAAAGAACTGGGTCTCCCGTCAGCGAAGCGGTCACGCGCCGACCTCATCGAGAGCATCGCGCAGCATGTCACCGCCCGTGATGGGTATATCGACGGGCCAGAGGCAGCGATACAATCCACCTCGGCCCCAACAAAAAGCTTTCAGACGCATTTAGAATCACAACTCTTGACCCTCACTGACGCATCCGATCCACTTGAAGCCCAGCGGACCTTTGGCGGTGGCGATCGCCTCTATCAGGTCTTGAGCCAGGAACCGGAGGGCGCGTTGGAACTCATGCTCCAGCATGCGAATATGCCTCCAGGCCCAGCGCCACGCGGTCACACCGCCAACGTGCTGGCACGCAACATCGTGCAACGTCTAGAAGCGACGAAGACGGTGCAACAGGAGACGAAGATCACACCAATCGCCCGTATTGCTGGGCGTGAGATCAATCCGGCGGCGAAACTTGATCCCGTGTTTATCCGTACGCTGTATGGGGATGCGCAATTCGAAGCGGCCCTCAGCCGTTTCAACCATAATAAACTCAAAGAGGCATTCACGTGGCCCGCCTTTGCTGATCTGAAACCAGGCAAAACAGTGGCGGCAACCATCCAAATCCTGATGCAGCGTGCGCGAGATCTTCCGCTTATGCCTCATACACCTCTTGTTCCTACGTCAGCCTAATGTCGGTCAAGGTGGTCCACAATGGCTCTCGCCCTCACTGCCCTGCGCCTCCGTCTCGCCGATCTCGTGCGCAACCACGATAATCGAGATAGCCAGGGCCGCTTCACACCGACAGGACGCGACAACCTGACGCACCAGCCCCTGACCCACGAACAGCACGCGGCTGCCATCGCCGCGCTCGACAAGACGAAAGGGCGTGGCACGGGGATCTGTGGTCATTGTACGAAACTGCTCAATGGGCCACGCAAAGGCCAGCATCTCGGCGTCGTGCCGATCATCAAGGGCGCCCACTACAACGACGCGCTCTGCCCCAGCCACATGCACCAGACGCTGCACACCTTCTATCGCAACCGTGGCATGAGCGATACTCAGGCCCATCAACGGGCCGAGGCCCAGGTTCGGGCTGGTTGGTCGGCGGAGGATCTCGCCACGCTCGACTACACCCCCACCCCCACGCCGGAGACGACCTCGATCCGCCTGCGCATGGGTGATCTCCTGCGGCGTCGCCGTGGGGGTAAACGTCCTCGCAACAAGGGGCATCACACGACGAAGCGCCGCCCCCACAAGGCCAAGGTGCAATCACTCAAAGCGCATCTCGCGCAACTGAAGACGACTGTGCCCGCGCCGAAGCTGCCGGATGTCACCATCATCCATGGCGCCCAGGGCAAGATCATCAACAACATCGGCAGTGGGATGACGAGGCGGTTGGCGGATGCAGGTCTTGGTCATCTGCAAGAGCGCCTCATGGTGCTGCGGCAGGTCAATCTTACGCGTTATGGTGGTCTCAATGGACGACTCCCGCTCTTCGCCATCGGTCTTGATGGCAAGAAACATTTCGCAGGTTCGACAGCAGGCGGCGGTAAGCTCGTCATTCCTGGGGTAACACATTTTTCTCACCATCAGCCAGGAATGGCGGCAGGTGGAATAGCACACCCAAGTGGATCAACCCATCATTGGGAGGGGGCCGCGACGACCTATAGCGGCAAGAAGCTCTCTGGCGCGGTTGATGTCCATAGTGGGAAAGCCTATGTCACCGCAATTGATGAAGCAGGGAAGACTGACCATTATACGATCGAAACCGATCCCGAATACGGCGGCTACAAGGCGACCCACTATGTCAAAGGAGTCGCAACAACACTTAAGCACGGGCTGACGCTTGGAGCGGCAAGCCACTTCATCAAAAACAGTATTGCTGGCGGATATCCCGCGAAATCGGCCAATGGCACCAAACTCCTCCCGGGGGCAAATGTGTTTACGACCGCAATGATTCCCCCTGGGCCAAAACCAAGTAAAGCTCAGCAGGCGATCAACGACGCGAATAATACACAAGCTAGCGCCAAAGGGTCGTTCGACCAATATGCGCACGGGGGCGTGGCCTCGATCATGGTGGAGCATGGTACGGCGGTCGAACACCATCACGCCGATGGATCGCTCGACAAGGTCACCTACGATCTGGCGAGCAAGACGTTTACGGTGCAGCATTACCCCGCCGACCCCAATTCCCCCACGACACCCGAGCAGTCCTTTACCCACCATCTCTATTGGGGGCAAGGTGGGCCAACCTATTTTCAGCAGTCGCATGTCGAGACACCATCGGTGACGAAAACGTATAAGACAGCGAACGGCGTCAAAAAGTATCTCGTCACGCAAGGGGTCACGGAAGATCTATCGACGAAGCTCAAAAAAGAAGTTGAGGATCAAGCAGCGTCGAAGAAAAAATGGCAGGAACAGGCCGCAGCATTACAAGCGCATCATGCGGCAGTCGAGGAACAATACGCCGCATCTCATGCGGCGTCATCGCATAGTACGACCGGATGGGCCAATCAATATAGCGCCAATCTTCAGAGTGGCACGGCCTTGGCCGAGGCCATGCCGAGTTCTACTGGCGTCGCTACATATAATTTGACGACTGGCGAAGCGAAAGTGGCGATCGTCGGAAAGTCTGATGGCACTGTGACCCTGACCTATAAAGCGTCGGGCGCTAAAACCGAGACTCACAAGGGACTGACGGCTGAGGCCGCCAAGGAATTTCTTACCGCACATACGATCAATGCAGAGAGCGCACTATTCGTGGATATAGCGATTCATGACGCCACGCGCTATAGTGGTGCGCCCCAGCCGGAACAGCAAGCGCGAATCGCGGCGGTCACGGCCCGTCGTGTGGCCTTGGACGCACGCTTTGGCGAGTATTCGCCACAAAATGCCAGAGCACGAGTCAAGCAGATCTATCATGATTATCCAGCGCTCCGCGCTGCACTCACCATGCACCTCACGGGTGGTGCCCATCTGAGCGCGACGAGTGTGGCTGCGGCGGCGAAAGCCCAGAGCGTGGAGCAGGCGAAGGCGGGACTGCTGGCGTTACGTGAGGTGAGCGAGTGGTCCTTACTGCATCAACCCACGGTTACTCGTGAAGGGACCATGCGGCTCTTTCATGGCACCAATGGGAAATCAGCCCCTGCGGTCTGGGATCAACGCCTCCAGAGTGCCGAGGAACGCCGAGGAACGCCAATGACCAGCCATTGGTCCGTTGCCCGCCAATTTGCTGATACCGGGAAGGCAGGACGCTTCATCATTTCGGCGCACGTACCTGTCGATGCGATTGCGGTTTGGCAAGGTATCCGTGCGGATACACTCTATCCACACGAGTATGAATATACCTTAGGGACAGGGGCCATCACGGACTATACTATTATTAACATGAAGACGCTCTAAAGGAGTCTGTGATGATGAAGACGCCCGCATATCCCGAAGATGAGTATCCAATGCCCGTACAGGCCGCTGGTCAGCATGCGATGCTCACGTATGACCGATTGCTCTCTGACCTACTCGGTGATGGCTATACCGCTGATGAAGCAGCGATGCTGCTGGCGATCAACCTCGACCAGGTGTTGCACGAGTCCCAGCACACCACACCGTGATTCTATCGTCGTTCTTCGCTTCCGTTTCCCACAGGCATCAGCGTATCTGCCGTCTCGCCACCCTGATCGCGAGTCTCCGTCCGTACTACAGGGATCTCAGCGACGCAGCGTTCGTGCAAATCCTGCCCCGTGCGCTCAGCGGTGGCGCGACCTGGGCACACGACACGGTCTACGATACCGTCGCCCCACCCGCATCCTGATCCCACTCCGTCACCTGAAGGAGACCGCATCATCCACCCCGAGACCACGCGCTACGAGGGCCAATTGGCGATCCACGGGGCCAATGGCAAGATCGTCGGCAATGTCAGCACGGGTGAGGGCAAGGGCAAGACGATCGCCGTGCCCAAGGGCCACGCTGCCCTGACGAAGTCGCTGCATGTCGCCCGTGCCTCCGCCGCCCAGATCCACGGCGAGGGCCACCCGATCGTCACCCACCTCGATCACGCCATCAGAGCCGCCGACAAGAGCGGCAAGGCCAGTGGCACAGTGCCCCGATCGTCAAAGACACCATTCGTCATTCCCGACGATGGCTTAGTTCCCTTGAAACGGGTGGAGAATAATCTCAGCTTAGGTGCCGCCGTTGACCCATACTACCTCCACGAACTCTATGGACCACAACAGTTACCAAAAGCGCTACAGCGCTATCACTTGAGTCAGCTATTAGAGGCCGCAGCCATAGTTCAATCAAAACATCCTGGGACAAAGCCAGCGAATAAAAGCAAAAAGGCTGCGGTTATTGCATACATTGTCGCGAAAGTGACCCAATAGGCTTCGACAACGATCTCCTTCTTCCCGCCGTCACCACATCCCGGTGACGGCCATCCCCCTATTCTCAGCCACAAGCGAGGTTCCCCCTATGGCATCCCATCCCGCCCCTGCCGTCGAGCAGGTCGCCTACGCCCAGATCACGCGCATCGACGAGGGCAAACGCGAAGTGACTCTCACCGCTACCTCCGAGGCAATCGACAGCTTCAAGACGCGCTTCGACTATGATGCCTCGAAACAGGCATTCAACGCCTGGGCGGGCAATGTCCGCGAGATGCACCAGCAGCGCGCCGTCGGCAACCGCGTCGCCGTGCATTGCGACGACGCCAATCGCCAGATCGCCGTCACGCTGCGTGTCTCGAAGGGCGCACAGGACACATGGGAGAAGATCCTCGACGGCACGCTCAAGGGTGGCTCGATCGGGGCCTCCAATGTCGTCTGGGACAAGCCCATCGCGCGCTTTGCTGGCGAGGACCCGATCCCCACCGCGACGAAGTACGATCTCGTCGAGCTGAGTCTCGTCGATGCCCCAAGTAACCCTGATTGTCGTATCTCGGCGATCCGGGCCAAACAGCCCAACCTGACGCTGCTCGACCTGGTATCGGATGACGAACCAC